GGCGTTAAGGGAGTGAGTCCTCATCGAAGAAGATATATGGCGATGATCAAAATTAACGGAAAGTCCAAGTATCTCGGACTCTTCCTCACCATCGAAGCCGCTTCTGCCGCATACCAAGCCGCTTCACAGCAAGTCCACGGCGAGTTTGCAAAAATCACTTAACGCCCTGCATACCGAGTCTGCTTCGTGTGAGCATCGTATCGCTTTGGCTGTTGTTCGTGCAAAAAGGTTTCTGGATTAAACGGTTTGGCGGGCATTGGAGGGGAGTAGCCAGATAGACCGTTGCGCGTAGCTATGTGGCAAAGCAGGCAAAAGGCGTCTGCGTGATCCGGCGAGCGGCGGATACGCTGCTTCATATCGCTTTTCTTTTCAATGGTCATCCTTTTACGATCATCGGTTCCCATTTTCCTAGCGCAAAGCTGTTTGGAGATATTGCTCTGACTATTAATGCCACCAACGGCCTTGTTTATTACCGCAAGGCGAGCCGTTCCCCAAATCATGCAAACCATGCTGGCGAACATTTCACGCGCCTTACGCTTTTCGCCCGGTATCACAATGCGATTCTCTGCGATACCGCTGAATGACACAGCAAGCACATTCAGCGTGTAGTTCTGATTGCGCGCCTCTCTCTCGATGTGTTGAAGCAGTATCCCGCCGTCGCCCGTCACATCCAGAGCAAGTTCGTGGCATTGCCGCTTCCTGCACTCCACAACGACCATGAGGGCGATTTGAACCTCGAAAGCCTCACTAGAGCCTTGCTTTGGCACCAGCGCGAAGGCGTCCCGCTCGCAGCCGAGCATCTTCTTGTATTTTCCGTCTATGTCGTCCTCATGCTTCCCGCTGCCCAGCTTGCCGAATACGATGACACAGGGATCGCCACCCGCACGAAAGCCAAGGTCAAGGCCAGCGTAGGTTTTCTGCTCGTTATCCTGCCAGATGATACTCTGAAAAGCACCGCAGTTTTCCATGAGCTTCACGGAGAGAATCTTGTCGGAAACATCCACGGATGGCGGGAACCCGTAGAACTGCTTCCAATACATCGGCGTATCTTCGCCTCGCGCATCCGCCAGAATCTCCTTTCGGAAGTTCTCATTCATCAACTTCGGGAACGGCGTCTTGCCCTCCACTTTGAAGTTTGGAGACTTTGCGCCATTGAAATACAGGCAAAGGCCGGATTCAGTCGGCCAGCTTTCCTCTGTGTCCTTGTCCACGGAACGCCAGCCGTCCGGGTATTTCTCGCCAAACGGCATGGCATCAATATACATCGGGTCGCCCTCTTCCGGCGCATTGCCGAGGCCGATGAACTGCGAGAACGGGTTTGTGTTCAAGTTCACGCGAGCGGACAGCACGCCAATATCCATAAATGGAAGTTCATCGCAAAGCCAAATCACATTGTCGTTCTTGCGGCCCACGATGGATGCCATCACGTTTTTTCCCTCCTGACCGGGCTTGATGTTGATGCACTTGATTACGTCCCGGAAATCGCGCTCCTTCACGCCGTCATCATCGCGCACTTCCTCGTCCAAAGTGATTAAGTGAAGTGAATCAATTCGCTTTCCGATCTTGAACTTGTCCGCTTTGTGCAGGTCTTTTACCGCGCCCCATGTTCTCGATTCGCCAGCTTCCGCAGAGGTAGTGGACAGGAATACGGAAGTGTTGAACGGGCGCGCTTTCCACATGGTATATCCATAAGCGGCAGATACTTGGGTTTTACCGCTCGATCCGCAGCCAAGAAATGTCAGGCGTTTTCCCCAGCAAAAGCCTTTTGCCATTCGGAAAAGCCAGCTATTGAGCACGCCATCATTCTCAAACTTGATGGTGTCCGGCCATTGTAACTGCCAGCACAGAACCAGAAACTCCCATTTCAGCGGGTGCTTGTGCGGCAGCGAGCCGAAGGTGGACAGGATGATCTCGTAAGGCTTGGCTGCGCGCCCTTCTTTCTGCTTAATCTTTGAGGCCAGAGCTTCCCATTGCTTCTGGTAGAGCAATTCAGCGGCGGCAGAGGGCGTCCAGAGCGTTGTGATACAGGGCAACGGCTCATACTCATCCTCCGCAGGCTCATCAGGTGCCTCGTCCTGCTCGCGTCCTTCATCTTCGCGGGGCGCAGGGGCGTAACGCTCCGGGGCGTCCCTTGTGGTGTCCTTTTCTGGGTAAGGGGCAAACTTGCCCTGCGCGGCCCGCCTTGCCGCTTTCTTTGCGGCAGCGAGCTTGATCTTGCGATTCTTTTTCTTCCTTTCGCGCCCGGCTTTTCGGCACGCCAATTTCCTGTCTTTTATCCTTTGCTTCTCAGCAAGCCACTGAACGCTACCCGGTCTAAAATTGGACTTCATGCGACCGCCGCGTGCTTCTTCCTGTAAAGCGCGTGTGCAATCGTGAGCCGGTGCATCCCGTTTGGATTGATGCCGAGGCGAATGGCTTCTTGTCCCATGCCTTCAACGCCCATTGCGAGAATGGCCTTGAACTCAGCGGTGGATGTTACAAGGCCAGATGCGGATTTCTTTTGGGGCGATACGGGAGCTTTCGTGGACGGCGCTGGCGCGGGCGCAGGAGCAGGAGCGGCAACTGGCGCAGGCACTGGCGCGGCGGCAACTGAAGGCGGTGCAGGCTGTGCTTTCACCGTCTCCTTCACGGGCTGTGCTGCCTTCGACATTCCCACGAAGCTGGATGCCCAAGCCACGGAGAACGACCCCGGCGTGAACGGAGCAAACCAAACTGACTTCATGCTATTGAGCAGTTCGATCCAGTTAGAGGGTTCGTAGTGGTCAGATAGTTGAGTGATCTTGATATTCTGGCACGGCTTACTATCAATGAAGGCGTTGAAGATGCGGGAGTAGGCGGCGTCCTGATCTTCCTTGGACAACCGCTTGTAGGCGGACTTTACGCTTTCGGCCTTGTCCAAAATTGCCCCATCGAGCTTGAGCTTGTAGGCAGCAGCCCCGGCGAAGTCGAGACGGTTCGCGCAATCCTTCATCGCGCCTTCAATGTCACGAATGGCAATGTCGTGCTCGCGGGATGCGGTGGCAGTATCGGTGAGAATGGCCGGACTGAACAAGAGCCAGACGCCCTCGGTGCCGAGTTTCTTGATTTCAGACGAGGCGGCGGGAAGCGCGGCAACGTCTGCTTGATTTTGAACGAGTAAGATAATTTGTTTCATCGGCGTTGAAAATATGCACGATGAAAATTTAGGTAAAGAAAAGATTGACGTGCATTGAATGAATGTGTTATTTGCTAAATCCATGAACGAAGCATCCGAAAAACTCATCCGCGAACTTGCGGAAAAACTAGGAACAACCGCTGAACACCTATGGGGCGTCTTGATACGCCAAGCCGCAATCAGCGGAATCACCAACCTGTTTGTCTGCGCCGCGTGGTGCGCGCTGCTTATTTGGGCATACAAGCTCGTGTGTCGAAAAACCACTGTTCCGATGAAAACCGAAGAAAATCAATACCCATACTCCGAGTGGAACCAAGAAGGAGGGGCGTTGGCATGGTTAGTTTTGGGAATCACAGTCGCAATTACGATTGGCGCCATTGGCCTTAACCTTGAGTATATTGTTGGTGCTCTCGCAAATCCTGAATACTGGGCGCTCAAGCAAATAGTGCGATAGAATTTCGATGAGCAAGCTTCCAGCATATTCAGAAAAGCCGATGCCAGATGCCGCGCCGATTACTTCTTTCGGCGAGATAATCAATGCGCGTGAAGCAATTCGGAATTGTCAGCCGGGGTTTTCGTTCACGGTGGACACGGGCAATCATCGCCAGCGCATCATCGGGTTTGCCCACCGACTAGGAATAGAAGTTCGCACGAAGAAAAATGACGCGGGTAGGTATGACATTTGGCGGATATGAAAAACATCTGGACGCACAACAAATTCCATCTTGGCGATAGCATGATCTCGCTGCACTTGCTTCGTGCGCTGGCTAAGCGGAACGAAGGAATCGTGTTAAACTTTTTCACCAACGCCTGCAATATCCCGCAGCTTGCGGCGATGGTTGAAGATGTCGCCAACATCCAGCTACACGATTTCGAGACTGCGCTTTGGAAGGGGCATCGGGCCGAATCATGCGATATGTGGAAAAACCACGCGGACTTTTGGGTGAAGTCTGCGAATCGCTGGAATTGGAGCGCGTTTCACTTGGAGCACGCGGCATGGACAACGCATCGCCTTGGACTTGGTGAATCTCCATTTACTATTCGTGAGCATTTACTATTCGACTATCCCGCGCTGGAAACCGCTGCGATTAGTGATGAGAAATACGCCTTCCTTTTGGTAAATTCAGAACCGCACAGTGGGCAGTTTGCGCCGATGGCAAAGCATGGCAGCGGCTATCTGAACAGCTTCATCCGGCAACTCGCCAAGGATCACAGCGTCATCACGACTGAGAAAGTGGACGACCTGCCATGCACGCGGGACTGCGGCTACTTGCTGACACAGATCGGCGCGCTTTCCACTCGCTGCGCGCATCACATCATGATCGCAACGGGGCCGATGTGGCCGACACTGAACACGCACAACCATCATCGCGGAAATTCCTGCAAGCGGATTGTGCTTTTGGACACGGAGGAAAGAATCAGGATGCCGTTTATCGAACAGTGCGCGAGTGAACATCATCTGTTTGAAATTGCAGGAAGAGAGGGATGGCTATGACCTACAAAGAAGCACTCATCGCCGCAATGACGCAGTTCAACGCCGATCCGCTGGCTCGCATCGTTGGCTATGGCTTGCGCGACGGCAAAGGCGGCAACGGAACGCTCAAGATGTTCTCGAATGAAAAGACTGTTGAGGTTACTGTTGCAGAGAACTTGATGATGGGCATCGGCATGGGACTGGCAATGGCTGGCTTGCGCCCGCTGGTGTTCTTGGAAAGAATGGATTTCATCGGCAACTGCTTCGATGCGCTGGTCAACCACGTTGACAAGGCCAAGCAGATTAGCCGTGGCGAGTGGAATCCATGCGTCATCGTGCGCGTGGTTGTCGGCAACAAAACGAAGCCGCTGTTCACGGGGCCAACCCACGTTCAGGATATGTCAGAAGCCTTTCGTAAGATTCTCAGGATGCCAGTGTATCGCGTGACTACGCCGGGCGAAGTTGAGGCCGCATATCACGTCGCCATGCACGATCAGCGCGAGGGAATCGGAAGCTCGATGGTGGTCGAGAGCAAAGACCTACTCTAAAATATGCACAAAGCCGCAATCCTAACACAAATCAACGCCCCGCTGGAAATATGGGAATTGGAGCACTGCGCTACGTCTTTCGAGAAAACGTGCGGGCCGGGACAGGTGCGCGTTTCCATGAATCTCAGCGGCATCTGCGGGGCGCAACTCATGGAGATTTCAGGCACAAAGAATCCAGAGGCACCAGTGCCGCGTCTCATAGGGCACGAAGGCAGCGGTATCGTGCGCGAAGTGGGCGCGGGAGTCAGCGTGCAGATGCTTGGCAAGAAAGTCGTCTGCCACTGGCGGAAGGGAGACGGCGCGGAAGCCTTCATGCCAGCGCGATACGACACCAAAGACGGAAACACAGTTGGCGGCGGTCACATCACGACACTCACGGAATCCGCCGTAATCAGCCGGAATCGTGTTACCGAGGTTGATGACGATGTTCCTGACGAACTATGCGCCCTACGCGGTTGCGGACTCAGCACGGCCCTTGGCACGATTGAGCAGGAAGCCAAGTTGAAGTTTGGCGAGAGCATCCTGATTATTGGATGCGGCGGGGTGGGGACGAATCTCATTCAGGCCGCAAAACTAGCGTGTGCTTATCCGATCAGGGCGTGTGATGTGAATGATGACAAGCGGGAGGCGGCAATGAAAAGCGGAGCCACGCGATATGTTAATATAAACAAAAGTTCAGTGCATCTTAATCTAAAGTATGATGTGATAGTTGATACCACGGGAAACATCGAGGCGATAGAGACTGGCATACGCAGACTTGCTGGCGGTGGCAGGTTTATCATGGTAGGGCAACCAAAGCCGGATGAGTCGTTCAGGGTGCTATCCGCACTCGATATGTTTTGTGGCGAGGGCAAGACAATCATCGCCACGCAGGGCGGCGGCTTCCGTCCGCATCTGGATATTCCGCGCTACGTGAACCTGTGGCGCGCTGGCAGGCTCGATTTGAAAAGCATCGTCTCGCACACAATCGGCTTGGCAGAAATTAACGATGGCATTGACCTTGTGCGAAAGGGACTGGCCGGAAGGGTAATGGTAAAAATGAAATGAAACGCTATTATTACAAACTCAGGATTGCAAAATACATCAGGGCATACGGGTGCATAAGATGCTCGGCGGACATTTCAAAAATGTTCACAGAAGCACAACACTTGATAAGCCGGGTATTCGACAATCTGAATGGAATGAGGGGAGTATTCAGCGACATGATTCCGGGCACGTTTCCCGAAAACTCTGGATTTTGTTCTCGAATTACAACCGTTTCAGGAACACTGGCAGATCGCGGCATTGATTTGACATGAATCTTCACACGAAAGAATCCCTGATCGCCTTCGAGCTTCGCATGAAGAAATTATGGGAAGATGGCGAACTGCCGTCTCTCTTGCATTTCAGCGGCGGAAACGAGGATCAGCTAATCGAGATTTTCCAGCGCATCCAGCCAGAGGATTACATCTTCACAAGTCACCGTTCGCATTATCACAATTTACTGAAAGGCATGAGTGAAGGGGAGCTTGAGTCTCACATCCGCGAGGATCGTTCGATGTTCGTGTTCAGCAAGAAACTACGCATCTACCAGAGCGCGATTCTCGGCGGTTGCTGTGGCATCGCGGCGGGCGTTGCGAAGGCGATTAAGGACGCGGGAGGCAAGGAGCGTGTTTGGTGCTTCCTCGGTGATGGCGCATACGAAAATGGGCATCTATTCGAGGCCGCGCTTTACGTCACGGGGCACGAACTGCCATGCACCTACATTGTGGAGAACAATGACAGACAGGTGGACACGCGCATCATTGATAGGCGCGGGCCGAATCATCTTTCGTGCTCGCTTACCGCTCCGTGCATTGAGGAATACCACTATCAGCATGACTGGCCTCACGCCGGAAGCGGCTGTAAGAATCAGATCACTTTCAAACGAACACACTCTTTGACTCCATGAAAACACTAATTGGAATAGTATCCTATGGGAATCTTGAGTTCCTAGAGCTGGCCTTGCGCGGCATCCAAGAAACACTCACCAAGCAGGCGGATATTCTCGTCGTGATTGCGCGCCCAGACGATACGCAGATGCAGGCGTTTCTTAACGAGCGCGGTATCCGATACATTCAGAATCACGCGAACATCGGATTTGCTGGCAGCATCAATGACATTTTTGAAGCGGCATGGGTGAATGGCGATTACGACAACGTGATTATCATGGGCAACGATGTAATCCCGTATCCTCGCGCATTGGACAGCATGATTGAGTGTGCCGAGACAACCGATTGTGAGTGGATTTGCGCCTCGCAATTTGATTCCAAGGCACTTGTCGAGCGGTATCCAGAGGTTCGCCAATACTTCCAAGGCGACGGGCTGGTATTTACCGATTTCAGCGCAAGACCGTGGGAACTTCACAAGGACTTTCACGCAGACAACATCGAACCAGATTCACTAAAAGACGTTCGCAATCTCGCGCTTTTCAAACGTAGCGTGTTTGAAAAAATCGGCTACGCGGATGTGAACTTCTGGCCCAATTGCTATTTCGAGGATAACGATGCTGCGCGAAGGGCGAACATTGCAGGAGTAAAGTCATGCGGGCTGAGCCACGCGGCCTACTTTCACTTTTGGAGCCGGACAATTCATCAGGGCGAAGATCGGGGGCACGCAAAGTATTTCATCCGAAACATGGATTACTACAAACTGAAATGGGGCGGAGCAGTTGGAAGCGAGAGCGCATCGCCCGTTACGTCGCTAAAGATTCCATCGCGTGAAGGCGAAGAGCAAACGATCAATTATTGGAGACAAAAATGAGCGTTCCTCGCATAATCTCCCAAATCTGGATCGGCAACAATCCCATCCCTGAGCGCGAAGCCGCTTGGTGCAAAGCGATGGCTGCGATGAATCCGACTTGGGAAACCACGTTGCATGGCAATCGCCTGCTCGAAACTTACGGCCAAGACCCCTACATCCGATATATGCTATCGAAAGGCGAGCGCACCGCCTTCATCACGGATCGCTTACGCGTGCTGCTGCTACAAGAGCACGGTGGCCTCTACGTGGACGCCGACGCGGAGCCGGTGAATCCCTTCGATTCGCTGCCGATTTGGGACAAGTTTGATTTTGTGGCAGGGATGCGCTCGCCATTCCGCAAGGATGTGGCACTCCATCGCGCCGTGCCGATTATTGATAACACTTTTATGGCATCTGCTAAGAACGGGCGCATGATCGGCATCATCGCCGCGCTGTGGACGCCGGGACAGGTCACATCATCGAATCACGCGATCAACGGGCACAGAACCGGGCTTGCAATTATCGAGAATTGCGATTACACGACCGCATTACTAAACCAGCGTTACATATATTGTGAGCAGAAATATCCTGAGACGTTGATATTCCACGATGCTCATAATCTAGGCAGTTGGTCATCTAAATAGCTATGGCGCGCATCAAAAACAGATCAATGGTTCCTTCAACGCCCGTTCAATGGCGTTCCGGGAATAAGCACATGGTAGAGTGGCGCACCGCTCACGAACCATTTAGTCAATGGGTTTCAAAGGTGCAAACGTATTGCAGCGCGAACGGACTCACGGCACCGACTGAGGATGAACTGGATGAAATCGCCTGCGAACAATTCCCGCGCTTTGTTTGCACTGGCAACACGCACTTTCACGCGCCAGCAATGCGAAGGAGCACGGGCGGCTGTTCTTCGTGCGGAGGGAGGAAAAAATGAACTTCTTTGAACAACTAATTATCGGTGTCCTTTTCATTTCCGGGCTGTGGGCAGCGTGCGCTGAGGGTATGATATTCGGTGAACTAGCGGACATGGCGGAAAAGCTACTGCCGCGCGAGCTATGCAAACCGCTGTTCGTTTGCCCGGCGTGTATGTCGAGCATTTGGGGCACGGCAATCTGGGTTTATACAGGCGGAACACTTCACGGGTGGCCGCTCTACATTTTCGCCCTATGCGGGGCAATGCACTTAGTTTCCATCCATCTTCTACAAAAAAATGAGCGATAACAATTCACCAGCCGACACGACGCCACTGAGCGTTCAAACAATCAGCGCAGAGGGAACGCCACCGAAACGCCGCGTCGCCACCATTACAGCCGCGTGGTCGGCCTACAAGAAAGCGAAGGACTCCAACTTGAAGCGCGATCAACGGTTCTCGGATATTGCGGGCATCTACGCCGGGTTTCCGCCCACTCCACCAGCTACACAAGAGCGCAATGGCATGGCGGATATGCCCAACATTAACACGAAACAATTTCAGGCGAAAGTGGACACGTATCGCAATACATGGATGGCGATGGCGGCGCAGGGCGATGGCTACGTGGAAGTGCTCGCGGAGCACGATGACCCGATGGAAGCGGAGCGCAGGGGCAAGGTGCTCACGGAAGAAATGAACTCGGCAATTCGTCGGTGGGATAACCCCGATTTCGAGCAGGGCAATCAATACATCCTCGAAACCGCCGCACGCGATACGCAAATGGGGCTTTACGGCATTGGCATTGCTTTCTTTCCAGACTCCATTGATTTCAGGTTCAAGATGATTCCGACACGGCGCGTGCTGTTGCCGGATGGCACCCGGCTTTCGATGGACAACACATCGGCCATGTGGATTGAGGATCAAATGTCAGTGACCGATCTTTAGGCCAAGCGAAAGCTGCCCGGCTGGAACGAAAACGCGATCCTGAGAAACCTCTACGCACACGTAGAACTTGTGTCACAAAACAGATACACAGGATACGCGGAATGGGTGAATCAGATTCGCAATAATGACGCATGGCTACTGAGCGAGTTTCAGCCCGTGCGACTCATTCACATGTTCACCAAGGAGTTTGACGGCACGATCACGCACTCCATGTTCACGGATTTATTCGGCAACCTTGGCGCGGATGAATTGGCGAAAAGGAAAGACGCGGATTCATTCATTTACGACAAGCTGAAAGTGGCAAAACGCTGGCAGCAAGTGCTGATTCCTTTCGCCGATAACGCAGGGCCGGAGTGCGACTGGCACGGCGTAAAGGGCTTTGGCGATCTCATCTTTGACGGGTGTCATTTGAACAATTTGATGTTCAACCGAGGGGCGGCTGGGGCGGTTATTTCAAATATGCTCATGTTTAAGGGAATGAGCGAGTCGGACACGCAAAAGCTGGATCAGATCACGATGACGCATCTAGGCATCATGGCTCCCGGACTGGAATTGGAGCAGGTTCGTTTTCAGGCGGATATTGAAGGTGCGCTTTCCATCGTCGGCATGGGCAGTCAGTTGCTCGCGGAAAACACTCGTATCTCTCCGCAGAACGATAAAACGACGACTGGCGAACAGCC